ATATGCCAACATTCACGCTAAACGTAAACGTATCGCTGCAGGAAGCGGAGAGAAGATGCGTAAGCCTGGAACTCCTGGTGCGCCTAAAAAAGCAAACTTTGTAGCAGCAGCAAAGACTGCTAAGAAGCCTATTAAAAAGCGTCAAAAAGCGTAAATCATGAGTAAGGAATCTAAAAAATACGCCAATCCTGTGCGTAAAGCTAAGTATAAAGATGATGGTGTAAAAGTTGCTGGTGGACCTTTAATACTTCCTTTTGCAAAAGCTGCTGCTGGTGTTGGTCTAGCAGGTGCTGGAGTTATGGCGTATGAAGCGTATAAATCAGTTAGAGACGCTTTAAAAGGTGACACGATAAATCAATTATCAAAAACTCCAGCTAAACCAAAAACTCCAGCTAAACCAAAAACTCCAGCTAAACCAAAAACTCCAGCTAAACCAAAAAGTAAACTTGCTGTTGCACCAGGACGTAAACCAAAGAAAGCTAGATTATTTACCAAACCAGGACGTAAACCCGCTCCTCCTGCTCCTCCCCTACCTAAAGCAAAGGAAGTCAAACCTCACTCCAGACCGCCTAAAGGAATGAAAAATCCTATGACAATGGAATCGGGAACATTAAAACGTGGTAAGAAGAAAACTAAAAAGTAATGGCAAGACCCAAGCTAAAGCCAGGAGAAAAAGGCCGTTATAACGTATCCCGTGTACGCAAAAAGAAGCAAGAAGCACAGCGTAAGCTACGAGATGCTAAGAAACAGCAAGAAGCACTAGAAAAAAAGGTAGCAAAACTACAACAAACCAAGACTAAGCAGGTAAATGGGCAGAAAATAGCTAGTTCTGGCGGTGCGACAACAAAAGAATTTATAGAATCACTGCCCAAAGACATACGAGAGTCAATTCAGGAGAACACAGAGGTTGTTTTTAGGCCCAACGTAGGGCCACAAGTTGACTTTCTAGCCGCACCAGAGAAAGAAGTGCTATACGGTGGGGCTGCAGGTGGCGGTAAATCGTTTGCAATGCTGGTAGACCTCTTACGTTACGCCTCAAACGGCAACCATAGAGCGTTATTACTAAGACGGACACTGGCAGAGCTAACAGAGCTAATAGATCAATCACGGAAACTGTATCCAAAGGCGTTTCCAGGGGCAGTTTTCAGAGAATCTAAAAATACATGGTCCTTTCCTAGCGGTGCTACGGCTCTTTTTAGTTATGTTGACAAGGATAATGACGTTACACGCTACCAAGGACAGAGTTTTACGTGGATTGGTGTAGATGAACTGGGTCAATACCCTACACCATACGTTTGGAACTACCTTCGCTCTCGTTTACGTACCACAGACCCAGAGATACAGACGTATATGAGAGCCTCTGCTAACCCTGGAGGTGTAGGTGGGTGGTGGTTAAAGAAAATGTTCGTAGACCCAGCGGTCCCCAATGACCCATTTTGGGCTACGGACATAGATAGTGGTAATATTCTACGTTACGGGCCAAATCACCCGACAAATGCAGATCAACCACTATATCAGAGACGGTTCATACCTGCGAGACTAACAGATAACCCGTTTTTGATGGAGAGCGGCGAATACGAAGCAATGTTGCTGTCTCTTCCTGAAGTAGAGCGCAGAAGACTGCTAGAAGGAGACTGGGATGTTGCGGATGGGGCTGCTTTCTCAGAGTTTGACAGGTCAAAACACGTTGTTGAACCGTTTGAGGTTCCATATAACTGGCCTAGACTACGAGCAGCCGACTATGGTTATAGCAGTCCTAGTTGCGTACTTTGGGGTGCTGTAGATTGGGATGGAAACATCTGGATTTACAGAGAACTGTACGACAAAGGCTACACAGGAGAGACACTGGCACGAATAATCAACGCATTAGAGGAACATGATCCCCTCATGCAGATTTCTGTGTTAGATGGAGCTTGTTGGTCAAAGCACGGCACAGGGCCAAGCATAGCTGAGACTATGATACGTAACGGAACACGCTGGATTCCAGCAGATAAGAATAGAATACCAGGAAAGATAGAACTACATCGACGGTTAGCAGTAGACGAGAGAACAGACGAACCAAAACTAAAGATATTCTCAACGTGTACCAACCTCATACGGACTCTACCTACTATACCCTTGTCTAAGACTAACAGTGAAGATGTAGATACGAAGGCAGATGACCACGCTTACGATGCTTTGAGGTATATGTGCATGACACGACCTACAGGCTTACCACAGAACAGCATATTTAATCAGATTAAGAAAGATTCGTTTCAACCCGCAGATAGTGTATTTGGTTACTGATGGCAGACGATAAAAAATCTTCCTCCTTTATACCCGATAGAAGGGTTTCTCTTGATCAAGTAAGAAAAAGCATTGGCAAGGGACCGAAAGGTCTATTTACAATGCCGACAGATGATACAAGACCATCCCCATCTTTTAGTATACCTCGGGGAGAAGCACCAGAACCTTCAAAAACAAGAAAATTTAAACCTGTAGAAATCAGCGATGTTGATCTTGCTAAAAGATTATCTTCTGGTGATGCGACCATTAGAGAATTTTTAACAGCGGCTGATCGCGCTGGGGATAAGTATGTCAATAGAGCCACTGACCTATTTGAGGGTATGGGGAAATCGCTAGATACACCTTTTTCTGATCTCGCTACTAGAGATAGCGTATTTGAGTTAATGGAACACCCCTTAATAAAGGCTCCATTTTTTAATAGCGGTGGTTTCATGGGTGTTGAAGACAACGCTCAAAAATTTTTTACAAATGTTAAAAGTTCTAACAGAAGCGAATTTAAAGGACTATCATATCCCTTTACTGTTGGCGAGGGATTACGCATCACTGGTGATAAAGGCATTGCCAGAAGTTTTGATGTTAGAGATTTTGACGTTAACGCTGAAAAAGGTACAGAGTATAAAGGTTCAAGCACAGCATTACAAACAGGAAAAGATTCTGAAACAAGAAAACCTAAAACAAGAACCATTGCTTTTCAAGGTAGATTCTCTGCTGCATTTGATGAAATTCCAGAGCCAGGAAATATAATACCTCGTATTGTAGACGGTATAAACGAATTACAATATTTTAAATACTCAAAAGATAAAACAGGAAAACTTGTTCCTGGCCCTATAGACGTTGCTAAAACTCAAGATATTAGAGCGATACTAAGTCTTAACGCAATGACATTAGAAAGAATAGGAGAAACAATAAATCTAACTAACGCTGACGTAAAGGCTGGAGATATCTTTACAATTACAGAATATGGCAGAGGTCAAAAAACAAGAGCTAAGTCTGAAATAGGCGATTTAGGAAGTTCTATTTTACGTTCTGCTAAAGAAAGAGCAGATGCAAGATTTATAGAACAGTATGGTTCAGAAGGGCAAACTGTAGCAGAACTTATTAACGATCCTAAATTAAGAAAAGAATATGACAATTTTAAAATTTTCTCCGTTACTCTTGATGAAGTTAGAACTGCTTTTTCTCCAAGATATGTAAAAGTAGACGGAAAAAAAGTTTTAGCAAGCAATTTAGAAACAAAAAAGATAAGGTACATATTAGATCAAGAATTTAAAGATACATTTGGTAGGTCTATAAAAGGTCCGTCTGATTGGAGAAAAATATTCCCCTCTTTAGCTGTTAAGGCTTCAGGTCTTCCAGACGGTATGGCAGGTACTCTTATAAGTCAAGTTATGGGACACACAGAGGGTTCTGCTGGATTGGTAGATGTTGTAGGGCTTGCAGGTATAACAAGAGGACATTATATCTCACCTGTAAAAGGTCTTCAAAAAAATCTTACGAGAGATGCTTTGCAAGGCATAGAAAATATGATTGCTTGGTATAGCGAATCTCCAACGTTAGATTTTCTTCCTACAAGATTAAATATAGATACTTCTGGTCTTCCTGAAGGCATACAGATAGTAGACCCTTTAGAGGAAACTGTTGAAACTGGACAGATAGCTAGAGAAAAACAAAAACCAGTTCCTTTAACAGAAGCACAAAAAGAAGCACTAGATGCAGAAAGCAAACTCAACGCTTCAAGAATGCAAAAAGCAGCGGCAGATATTGACTTAGAAACTCTAGAGACGCAAAAACAAATACTTGAAATATCAAACGACCCAGAGTTTATAGCAGCACAAGAAGAAGCAGCAGAAAGAAAACGACAACAAAAAAAACCAACTACACCCACACAGCAACAGATGGATGAGGTTCTTCCTGAAGAGCAACCTAAAGTTAAACCTAACTTCTCAGCAATGCTGGGTCCAGACATAGCTACGCCTGAAATTGTAGAAGAACTTAATGAACTTTATGATACCAATCCAAAAAAATATAATTTAAGAAAAAGAGAACTGATTGACCAACGAAATGCAAAAGTAAGGGCTGATATAAGATCAGGTATACTTTCTCGTACTAAAAAGATAGTGAAGACAGTAGCACCCTTCCTTGTTGGCGGTGCAGCAGGGTTAGTAGCTAAAGGTGCAGAGGCGGCTGAGTTTGCCTTTGATGCAACAACTGCAGGTGTAGCAGAAGAAGATTTAGAAACAGAGCAGCTAATGGAAAGTTTAGAAACAGGCATGGCTGCACCTGGAAGTCCACAACGTTTTGTTAATCGCGATGCAACAGAAGAAGCACTAACAGATAAGATGCAGCGGGAACTAGCAGGTCGTCAAAGAGAGGCTATGATTAAATCTGCCAGAGAAAAATCTAGACAAACGTTTAGACCTACTAGAGAAGAACTAATAAATCGAATACAAGGTAAGTCACCATCATTTGCACAACAACGAAGTGAAACGGTTCAAGAGGCTGAAGACAAGTTTGAAAGTGAGTCTCTGACACAGAGGTACAGAGGGTACTTCGCAAACAGACCTAATTAAAAAGGAGAAAGTAAAATGGCATACGGTAATCCACAAGCATACAAGGCTGGCTACATCATGGGCCAGATGAGCAAACAAGGCGAAATGTCTGACGCAAATGAGGCATCACTATATCGTGAGCCGCTAGAGTTCAACACTACAATTAACGTAGGCAAGCTCACAGAAGATGCACCTGCGGAAGCTGGTAACAAGCACATGGGTCAAGCCTCCATGATTATGGCTGCTGACAAGCAAGGCATCTATAGCTAAGAAAGAGAGTTGCAATGGCTGACGAATCTTTTCTAGATGACGAAGAGACAGAAGGGCTAATTGATCTAGGTGAGAACCGTGAAGACTTTAACAGTATCATTGGTACTGTTAAGGCACGGTTTTCAGATGCAGAGACAGGACGTAGAAACGACGAAGATCGGTGGCTAAAAGCCTACAAGAACTATCGTGGTATTTACGACTCTACTACGCAGTATCGTGACAACGAGCGTAGCCAAGTTTTTGTAAAGATAACAAAGACGAAGGTTCTTGCTGCGTATGGTCAAATTATTGACATACTATTTGCTAACAGCAAGTTTCCTATCTCTGTTGAATCTACACCTATACCAGAGGGTATCGACAAGTTTGCCCACTTATCTCAAGTTCCATTAGAAGAAGCGCAGCCAGAACAAACTGATCTATTTGGTTACGAAGGTGACGGTAGAGAAATACTTCCAGGTGCCACACAAGCTACAGAAATGCAACAAGGTCCACAAGGACCAACAGCGGCAATGCTTAGTGGTCTTGAAGACAAGTACGAAGGTGCCAATTTAGCTTCTGGTCCCTCTCGTTCAGGAGAACCACAAATTAGTCCTGCAGCAGAAACAGCACGTAACATGGAAACGTGCATACAGGACCAGCTACTAGATACCAACGCTGTTACTGTATTACGTCACGCTATATTTGAGTGTGCGCTGCTTGGCACAGGAATAATAAAAGGTCCATTCAATTACAACAAAACAGTACACAATTGGCAGGACGGTGAATACTCTCCCGCAAACAAAGTTGTGCCTCGCGTCGAAGCAGTAAGTTGTTGGGACTTTTATCCCGACCCAAGTGCTACAAGTTTGGGAGATGCAGATTACGTTATTCAGCGGCACCGCATGAATAGAGAACAGATACGTGATCTAGGCAATCGACCCTTCTTCAACGAAGAAGCAATAGAAAATGTTTTACAAGGTGGACCTAACTATGAAGAAAAATATTATGAAAGCACTCTCTATGCTAATGACGATGATCCTAACTATCAAGGACGCCGTTTTGAAGTATTTGAATATTGGGGTGCAATGGACGCTAAGTTCGCTGAAGAGCTTGGTATCGAAGCTCCGAAAGAAATTCAGCAAGGCGATGCCGTCCAAGTAAACATATGGATATCTGGCAACGAGATACTACGGTTCGTAGCCAATCCGTTTATTCCTGCACGTATACCATTCCAAGCTTTCCCGTATGAACTTAACCCCTACCAGTTGTTTGGTGTAGGCGTAGCAGAGAACATGGAAGATAGCCAGATGCTGATGAATGGCCACATTCGTATGGCTATCGACAACTTAGCGTTGGCAGGTAATCTTGTGTTTGACATAGACGAAACACAGCTTGTTCCTGGTCAGACAATGGACGTATACCCAGGCAAGATATTTAGGCGGCAATCTGGTGTTACAGGCACAGCCGTCAACGGCATTAAGTTTCCCAGCACTGCAGTAGAGAACGTGCAGATGTTTGACAAAGCAAGGCAACTTGCTGACGAGCAGACAGGCATACCGTCTATTGTACACGGGCAGACGGGTGTTACAGGAACAGGACGAACTGCTGCTGGACTAAGCATGTTAATGTCTAGCGCAGGACTTAGCGTAAAGACTGTTATCAAGAACATTGATGACTTTCTTCTTAAACCACTAGGAGAAGCTTTCTTTCAGTGGAACATGCAGTTTAACGACAAGACACCAGAGATGATTGGTGATCTAGAGATTAAACCAAAAGGAACCAGTGCAGTAATACAAAAAGAGGTACGCACCCAACGATTAACAGCTTTGCTCCAGACAGTTGCGAATCCGATGCTGGCACCGTTTATAAAAATACCGAACCTGATTCGAGAGCTTGCAATAAGTCAAGACATCGAACCAGACTTACTCGTAAATGATATAAACGATGCGGCAATTTTTGCAGAAATACTAAAAGGACTTATGCCTAATGATCAACAAGGAGCAAGCCCAGAAGCTGCTGCCGCTGGCCAACAGCAATCTGGAATGGCAGGGGCTGGAAAGCTACCTCAAGGAAGTGGCCCAAACGATGAGACAGCAGTTGGTGGTGGTGGAATCGGAGTTGGAACTGCGCCGTCTCCAGGGCAAGCTGGCTTTACTGGAAACCTTAATTAACCTAAAGGATGCTACACAAGCTACAATAAAGGCACATAAAGATGGCAACACTAGAGGAAATCGCTGAACAATTTGAAGAAGCACTAGGAGAGTCTACAGGCACAACTATTGAACCTGGAACAATAACGCCACAAGGTGTTACATCTTCTGTTTCTGGTAAGAAAAAACTTTCTTGGCCTGAAATTGTTGAAAAAATAAACGAGGGTATTGGTCTTCGTCAAAACGAATTATTGCCTGAAGTACCTGAAGGTGTTTCTGCACAAAAGTTTTATCGTACTGCAGCACAATCAGGTTTAATGCCTAGTGGCTTATCTACGTTTACTTCCTCTCCGTTTGGTTCCTCTAGAGGTCGTATTGGTATGGCTCAAGATGCAGAATCAATTGCTCCTGCTGCACCTATAGAGTCTGTTGATGCACCACAATCAGTAATACAGACACAGCGTAAGGCTCAAGATGATGGTGATACCTCTGGTAGTGATGTTATAGATCCTATGGTTAATCCTGATATAGGTGTTATGGATTTATTAAAATTAGCTTTACCTGGAGGTGGGGCAGCATTTATATCAGGTATGAAATCAGAAAATGTATACACAGATGTAGGTACATTAACGGCTGAAGAAATAGATGCACTAATAGCTCAAGGTGATCTTAATGATAAGGAAATAGCAGCTATTCAAGCAGGTTTTTCACAATTTAATTTTTTAGGACAACCAGTTGATAGAGAAGGAAAAGTAATAGACCCAGACCTTTATTTTGAAATTGAAAAAGATAATTATGAAAATCATCCTGTATTCGGTAGTAAAAAAACTTGGATGAAACCTCTACTAAAATTAGTAGGAGGAGAAGAGTACTCTTCGGGATCTTTTACACCTGGATATCAGTTAGATGGTACATTTAAAACTGCAGGTGGTCAAACTGTTGCAATGGGTACAACAGCAGATTTTCAAAATTTAGCGGATAAAGATCCATTTGCTGCATTAAATATTATAGACGTAAGAGGAGATGGATTTTTTGGAATATCACAAGAAAATAGAAGTTATGTAGATGAAGTTTTAAATCAAACGTATGGTCAGAAAGATAGTTTTTATTTTGGACTTGATCAAGGTGGAGGAGGACCAGACTTATCAGGCGGTCCTGAAGCAGGTTCTCCAGATGCTCCAGGTGAAAAGGATGGAGTTGCCGATGATGGCGGCGGTGACGGCGATGGCAGCGGTGACAGCAGCGGCGGTGGCACTGGTTTTGGAGGTGGCGGGGCAGACGATTTTGGAGGAGACGATTTTGGAGACGGCGGTTTTGGTGACTACCAAGAAGGCGGTCAAGTAGCACAGGGTGCAGAAGCCGACATGTCTAACCTTGGCATGATCAACGAACAAGCAGCGCAGCCACAACAGGGCGGTGCAATGTCTGTGAAGGATGACATACCACGCGAAGCTGATGCAGGTGACTACATTCTGCCCTACGAGACAGTATTACTAGTTGGTCTAAAAGACCTCAACCGTTACGCTAAAGAAGCCATCGACCTAGCAATGGAGAACGGTGTTAATCTTAAAGGCACAGACCTAGACCCAACTGATGACGTACCAATTAAAGTAAGTAACTATGAATATCACATTCCTAAAATGCTTGTGCCGTTTTTTGGCGGTGGCAAAAAGTATCTTGATAAAATCAGGCAAGAAGGTCTCGACCTGCGTAAGCGTCTTGAAGAAGAAAAGCAACCATCTATGCAGGAGCAGCAGCCTATGGCTGAAGCACAACCTGCACCAGCACCAGCACAGGCGGCTCCAGCACCCCAAGCACCAATGATGCAACAAGGTGGGTTTGTAGATGATCCGCAAAAGAGACAAATGCAAACTAGTGCTGCAGTGTTAGAAGCTGATGCGTCACAACAATCACCTTCTGCTTACAATCAAATGCAAGCTCTTGAGCGCACACGTAGGCAAGCACAACAACCTCCAATGGTTGATCCAATGGGCCGTGTTGTACAGCAAGGTTTTGCTGCACCACAGGGATACGCTCTTGGAACTGAACCAGGAGGTATACCTATGCCTGAAATAGCAAAAAGCGGGGTATATCTAGACACTCCTGAACCAAAATCTCCACTTTCTACAGAATCAGACCCGTTCTTGCAAAAACGATTAGAACCTATGAAAGAAATGGGTGTAGATGAATCAGGGATGACTAATGATAGTGTACCTGCTACTGCTGAACCAACAATAGAACAAATGACACCTGATTCAGAAAAAATACAAGAAGCTAAGAAAAACATGGCTTTATTTAGTAAGTTGCATCCTGTTCAAATGATGGCTCTCGTTGCTATGGGTGAAGCAAGAGGAGATGGTATAGAAGGTATGAGAGCCGTCATGCACGTTATTAATAATCGCACTAAATACGGCACAAGATTTGGTAAAACTATTCCTGATGTTATTTTAGCAAAGAAACAATTTTCAGCAATTCTTCCAGACTTAAATGACCCTGAAGCATATAAAGGTCCACGATACGAAAACTTTGTAACTATGATGAATACAGATTCTGGCGATAAACTTTATAATCAAGCAAAAAAATTAGCAGAACAAATATTACAAGGTAAAGATGAAGATATCACTAATGGTGCTACACATTATTACAATCCTGAAGGTGTAACAGAAGAACCGTCTTGGGCAAAAAATATGACACGAACAGCTAAAATAAAAAGCCACATATTTTTTGGAATTAATAAAAAAGATGGTGGTTTTGTAAATAGGGTTCTTGACGAGGCAGCATAATGGAAATACGTGGGCAGTTCATAGAGTACATTAAGTGTGTCGAGAACGGCGGTAAAGCTGGTTTTCAAGATGGCACATGGTATCCGCACAAATCACCAGAAGGCGGTAACGACACTATTGGTTACGGACACAAGCTACTAGACAGTGAAGAGTGGATGCAAGAAGGTGTTAGTGACGACGAAATAGAGAAGTTACTAATACACGATATACTAAATGCTTGCGATGGTGCTAGCCATGTTATCTCTGAGTTTGCCAGTGGTGACTTTGACAGCCTTCCGCAAAATTGTAAAGAAATGTTTACTGATTTTGTTTTTAACCTTGGTGCAAACGGACTACGTAAGTTTCCTAAGTTTGTAGCTGCAGCTATAGATAACGATACGGAAACAATGCACAAGGAATACAAGAGATACTATCGCAATGGTTATGGCGAAGTAAAAGAATTGGAACATCGTAATTCTGAATTTTATCAGATGTTCCTTTAAATCAATGGCTACCCAAGTAACAAGGTGTTGTTTGGCCCCATTGCTAACCTACCGTAGGCTACCCGTATGCTAGTAACTTTTTGGATGAGCTTTTTTAATTTATCCTGGTTCAGTACGGCCCCACGAAAGAGAGGTAAAGATGACTGTACGTAATGATGATATAGCTTTAGAAGAGGAGTACAACGAAGAACTTGAGCCTACCCCATACGAGAATCAGTATAGGTTAAGCTTAGACGAACCAGACGATGATGAGGTGGAAGACCCTGTAGATATGGCTACTCCGAAACCTAAAAAACAAGGTCTGGTCAATAGGCAGGATAATGCTTCAAATGAACATGACTATAAAAAACGTTATGGTGATTTAAAAAAGCATTATGACAGCAAACTAAACGAATGGAAACAGCAACAAGAACTTCTTGAGGCTAAACTTTCGATGGCAGAAAAATCTAGTGAACTACCAGTGCTGCCCAAGACAGAGGAAGAGTTGACAGAGTTCCGTGAAAAGTATCCAGATGTTTACGATGTTGTAGAAACTATCTCAGCGTTAAAGGCAAGTGATCGAGTCAAAGATATTGAGTCGCGTCTTGAAGACCTTAAAGTTAAAGAGCAAGAAGCTGTTGTTCAAACTGCAGAACAAGAACTTCTAAGTATGCACTCTGACTTTGGTGAGTTGAAAGAGAGTGACGATTTTCTTAACTGGCTTGATGAGCAGCCTTCTACAATTGCAGATGGTATCTATAAAAACAATACTGATGCTAAATGGGCCGCAAGAGTTATTGACTTGTATAAAGCGGATAAAGGTATGTCCTCTAAAACGAGGTCAAAAAAGAGGTCTACTACACAAGGAAAACCTAAGACACAAAAACGTAGTGCTGCAGAGGCTATCACAAAAACGCAACAACGGCGTTATATTGAAGACCTGCAGGATGACACTAAAGTTTGGACTGTCGAAGAAATTTCTAAGTTAAAGCCTCACGAATATGCTGCTGTAGAAAAGGATATAGACAAGGCAGCTAAAGAGGGTCGAGTAGTAGATTCTCTATAATAAACTGAAACCTTTTGTAAAAGGAGTATAAGCAATGGCTTATGCAAGTGCTGCAGGATACGCAAACTTACCGTCAGGTAATTTCGTACCTGTTATCTACAGTCAAAAGGTACTCAAATACTTTCGTAGGTCTTCGGTAGCGGAAGCTATTACCAACACCGATTACTCTGGAGAGATTGAGAACTTCGGTGACACCGTGAATATCATTAAAGAGCCGACCATTTCGGTATCTTCGTATACTCGCGGTTCCACAGTTAACACGCAAGATTTGGCAGATGACCAAATCCAGCTTGTTGTGGATCAGGGCAATTACTTTGCTTTTAAGGTAGATGACATTGAAGAGCGTCATTCTCACCTTAACTTTGAGTCACTGGCGACTTCTTCTGGTGCGTACACTTTGAAGAAAGCGTTTGACTTCAACGTTCTTAACAACATTTACAGCAACGCTGCTACTAGCGCAGGTGACACGGGTACGGATGCGTCTCCTATCACTGGTTCTGGTACTGGTTCTGCTTGCACGGGTAACGAACTTGCCAATGCAATCAGTGCTGCTGCAAAGGTTATGGACGAAAACGATGTCCCTTATGAAAACCGTTGGCTAGTTGCCGACCCTGAGTTCTATGAAGTTCTGCGTCAAGCCGATGCAAAACTGATGGATTCCAGTGTTACTGGAGAAGCAGGTTCTGCGCTAATGAATGGTATGGTAACGGATCGAATCATTCACGGCTTTAAACTGTATCAGACTAACGCTATCGTTAACGGTGGTGCTGGTTCAGCGTCGAGTCACACATTCTCATCGACCAATGCTGGTGAACACATCTTCCTGTATGGACATATGAGTGCTGTTGCTACAGCTTCTCACATTGCTAAAACGGAAGTTATTCGTGACCCTGACAGCTTTGCTGATATTGTTCGTGGTCTTCATGTCTTCGGACGTAAAGTTCTGCGTGGTAGCGGCGATGGCTACAAGGGTGTGTTCTCTGGTGTTGTTGATCTTGGCTCGTAAGGAGGGTATGAATCATGGCTACTTATGATCGGACAGTTACGGGTGGAGGCACGGTAGGACATCCTTCTAATGCTTCTGTTCCTTATGTCATTACTTCTCCAGTATACGATGCTGTAGACAACACCAGCCTTGCAGGAGATGATGTGGTAAAACTCATCGATCTTCCTGCAGACACGATGGTAATTGGTGGTTGCCTCGAAGTTCTAGAAGCTTCAGGTAATGGACAAATTACTCTTGACGTTGGTGTATCGACGGATGTTGATTCGCTAGTTGACGGTGGAGGCTCTAACTCTGCTGCGCTTATTCAATTTAATTTGAAAGCAGCAGCGATTAACACTGTTACCTCCGCTAACGCGATTCAAGTCACGGTTCTTGATGGTGGTTCTAGTGGAACAACTGCGTTGCGTATGCGCGTACACGCTGTTATCTGCGACATCTCTCGTAACCCTGTCGAATCAGCTACAGTTTCATCTGGAACGTAGTTCTAACAGTTTCGTGGGGTTCTGTAAAAATCCCACACCTTTCTTGCTGTGTTCAATTATTTGTGAAAGGGCCATACTATGTTTGTACAGCTACTTAATAAAGAAGAAGCAGACTTCTGCTACAATGAAATTAACAACGATACTTTTGGTGACGGTAACAAAACACAACCAGTATCAGATATCAAAAAAAACAAAGAATCACAGGGCGTACCAGATGAAGTACGCAAACTGATTATCTCTAAGATGTATGACACACACTATATTGATACAGTGTATTGTCCCAACAGAGTTTCAGTAAATTATTATAACAGATACGAAGAAGGAGACTACTACAATCTTCATGTTGACAATTTTAAAGCAAGTCCAAAATCCAATAATATCTTCTTTGACTATGGTTTTACTATTAATCTGGATGACAACTATGAAGGTGGAGAGATATTCTTTGAAACAGAGTTGGGCGTTATTTCTAGAAAATTGGAGATGGGGCAAGCAGCTATCTTTCCTATCACGTATCCCCACGGTGTTACAAAAGTAACGTCTGGAGTTAGAACAAACATACTAGGTTGGATGTCTTCTAACATTTCGTATCAACAATATTTTATACTAAAAAATCTATATGAGGTAAATCAATTTTTATCACAGAATAAAGAAGCACCGCAAATTTTTACCAAATCTGTTCTTGTACAGAATTACCTGAAGAAAGAATGGGGTAAATAGTTTCTAGAAAACGGAGAAATTATAATGGCTACTCTAAGCCTCACTACACACTTTACTGTAGATATACCAGATGATGACTCGCACACCATCACTGGTGGCAGCACTACAGCTACAGACTCAATTACAATAACACATTACTTTGACAAACGTTATTCTATTACTAACGGTACGCTAGTAGAGGTGTGGAATGACACTATGTTGGATGACTTTGATTTCTTGTGGGTTGAGTCAGATCAGGTTGTAGAGATACAGCTTATGTGTAATGAGGGTGGCACCGTTGCTGGCAGTAACCTAGAGAACGCATGGGTTGTTAAACTACAAGCAGGTATTCCGTTCTGTCTTGCAGATGATCTTAGCCGTAACAGAGGTGACGTTGCTGGATCATTTAGTGAAGCAAACTATCTTGCAGAAAACGATACGTGGGAAACAAACTGGACTGCAGATACTATTGATCGTATCGAATGTTATAACTCTTCAGGCAGCACCGCTAACGTGCGTGTGTTTGCAGCAACATAAAGGAATCTAACAATGGCTATGAAACCAGATTATATTGACATTGACAATGACGGTAACAAAACGGAACCGATGAAAACTGCAGCCGCGCAGATGAAAAAGAAACCCAAGAAGATGATGGGCGGCGGCATGATCAAACCCAAAAAGATGATGGGTGGCGGCATGATGTATCGTGGACGTAAATATGCCTACGGAGGCAAGGTATCTAAATACGGTAAGGATTAATGGCACGTAAACCTCAAAAAGCAATACCTAAAACTACTAAAGGTAAAGGAGCAAACTATCGCCCTACTAAAAAAGGTGCTGGTATGACAAAAAAAGGTATTGCTGCACACCGTAGAGCTAATCCAGGGTCTAAGCTAAAAGGTGCTGTTACTGGTAAGGTTAAAGCAGGAAGCAAAGCAGCCAAACGTAGAAAAAGCTATTGCGCTAGGTCGTTAGGACAACTGAAACGTAGCTCTGCTAAAACTAGAAATGATCCTAACTCGCGCATCAGGCAAGCCAGAAGAAGGTGGAAGTGCTGATGGCCAAATGCGGTAATTGTAAATATGACTCTCATTGTGGCGATAGACTTACTAAAACTTTGTCAACAGTACGGTCTTTTAGAAATCATAGTAGTGACACTGGAAGCCAGCAAGTAGAGGTTTGTAAAACTTGTCGTTGCGATGATTGTGAGGAATAATGAATTATCTTACTATTGTAAATAATGTTCTCAATGAACTAAATGAAATAGAGCTTACCGCTACAACTTTTGGTTCGTCAAGGGGCGTACAAACGACAGTAAAAAATGTTGTAAATAAAGCCATTAACGACATCTACAATGCAGAGATTGAGTGGCCTTATTTGATTGCAAATAGAACTGATGACATAATTGCTGGCACACAAGAATACTCACTGCCCTCTGACTTCCGTAAGATTGATTGGGACACATTTATGTTGCGTCCTAAAAATTTAATTACTAACGGAACGTTTAACACTAACATACTTAACTGGACCGTAGTATCAGGATCACCAATAAAAGTTGAGACTACAAACTCAGGTGCCTCTGTGGTTGGAGCTTTACGGCTATCAAGTGCAGAGGTAACACAAACTATTCAGACTATCATTAACAAAGAGTATGTGGTTAGAACACGCACGTTCTCTAATGATGTAACGCTAAAGGTAGGCACATCATCTGGAGGAACGCAGAATCTCAGTGCAACGCTTAGTGTTACAGATGCTGGAGATGGTGAGTGGCAAGTTAACAGGTTTACGGCCACAGCTACAACAACGTACATTGGTCTTGCTGAGTCAAGCGGTAGTGAATCAGAGGTAGACACAATAGAGGTTGTCGAGAACGAGCAACCACACAAACTACGTTACATCTCACACGATGAGTGGTTCGAGACTTTTTCAGAAACAGACCTAGACCAAACATCTACCAATCAGTTTGCGTTACCACATTATGTGTATAAAACAAATGATGAAAAGTACGGTTTGTCTCCTATTCCTAATCGTGTGTTAAGTGTGTCGTATCAATACTACCAAACACACACTGATTTATCTGCATACACAGATATTCCTACATTGCCTGTTAGGTTTCACGACATCATCGTTAACAGAGCAAAGTATTACACGTACATGATGAGAGCCAATGTTGCTGGTAAGGAAGCAGCAGAGAAAGATTACTTTGAAGGTATCAAGCGTATGCGTGTCGAGCTTCTAAACAGAAAGAATTACATGTACGCACGGGGCTTACGTTCCTCTGGTAAACTTATCAAGGTAAACACATAATGGCAAAAGTGCAGAACAAGAGAGGTAAATACTCTCACAGTGCAACAAAACAAGAGCGTGATCCAGAGCTTATTAAGATGTGGATGGCTAGGCAAAAGAGATTGAAGAAACTAAATGGCACAAATAACCGCACCTGAGTATATATCACCCTACGTTGTTACAACGTCAGGAGGTCTTGTTCTAGACCGTGATGTGTACACAATGCCTGTGGGTGCTGCTAGTATACTACAAAATTACGAGCCATCTGTTAAGGGTGGTTATAGACGTATAGACGGAACAACTAAGTTTGCCTCTGGTCAAGTTAATGGGAGTAATAAGGTTACGGGTGTAGCTGTATTTAACAGCGGTGTTATAGCAATTGCTGGCACAGCGGTTAAGTTTGGAACGGGAAGTGCTTGGTCTTCTATTGGTACTCAAACTAACACACCTAATAGACCACGCTTTGAAAAGTATAACTTTAACGGAACAGACTCTATTATATGGATAGATGGTGCTAACACACCAGCAAGGTACACTACTGGTGGTGTACTGACCGCGCTAAACGCTTCAGGCGCACCAGCTAACGCTACATCAGTAGCAGCATTTAAAAACCATATCTTCTATGCTGGTACTTCTGCTGCAAAACAACAGGTTCAATTTACAGTGCCGTTTGATGAAACTGATTACACAGGTTCAGGCTCTGGCAGTGTAAAAGTAGACACAGAAGTTGTTGCTCTTAAATCGTTTCGTGAGTCACTTATTATCTTTGGCAAAGACAGGATATTTAAACTAACAGGTAGTTCTAGTTCTGACTTTGCAATTGCACCAGTGTCTCGTAACATTGGTTGTAGCGATGGCAACAGTGTGCAAGAAATAGGTGGTGACTTAATCTTTCTAGCACCAGACGGTCTACGTACAATTGCTGGTACTGCTAGAATTGGTGACGTAGAACTAGGAACTGTATCAAAACAAATACAACAACGTATTAATGAGATTGGTTTTGATAATATATGTTCTACTGTTATTAGAACCAAAAGCCAGTACCGCTTGTTTTACCCAACCATAGGCGGTTCAGAAGCCAGCGCACAAGGTATTATAGGCGTTATCAAGTCAAACCCACAAGGACAGATAGGGTGGGAATACGCAGATTTAAAAGGTGTTAAAGCAGCTTCTGCTGACTCTGATTTTATAGGAGCCAATGAAACTGTAGTGCATGGTAGTTTTGATGGTTATGTTTTTAGACAGGAACTAGGTAACGATTTTGATGGCACAAACATAAGAGCGATATACCGTTCTCCTGACCTCACTATGGGAGATGCGGGTATACGCAAAAACATGCAGCGTATCAATCTTAACTTTGATACAGAAGGAAGCGTTAACGCATCTTTATTTGTAAAGTATGATTTTGAAGATGCAAGTTCTCCGCAACCTGCAGCTTATACTTTAACAACACAAAGCACAGCCGCTGTATACGGAACAGGAACCTATGATACGTCCGTGTACGGTGCAACAGGAATACCCATTGTTCGACAAAGTGTAGAGGGTAGTGGGTTTACAGTAGTTATAAGAGTTGAAGACGAATCAGGTAATCCTCCTATAACACTAAAAGGATTTGAACTAGAATTTACTCCAGGGGCTAGAATGTAATGGCGGGATACTCATCACGACAAAGCACGTATACAACTGGCGATACAATTAATGCGTCTGACTCTAATAATGAGTTTGATGCGATTGTAACAGCCTTTGGTACAAGCGGTCACACACATGATGGAACAGCAGGTAATGGTGGTGGACTATCAAAGTTAGCAGGTAGTAACTCTATCACGCTAGGCGCAGGAACTGCAGGAACAGACATTACCGTAACGTTTGACGGGGAAAATAATGACGGTGTTCTAACGTGGTTAGAAGATGAGGATATGTTTAAGTATTCTGACGATGTTATGATCGCAGATGATGAAAAACTTATCTTTGGAACTGGCTCAGAATGGACAATAGAATACGATGAAGATGGGGATAATGATCTTGTATTGACAGGATCAGATATGGCCATTGAAAGTTCAACCTCTGCCAAACCTGTACTAACATTGTTTAATAGTAATGCAGATGCCAATAGTGCAACACTTAAATTTAAAAAAGACGGAAGCAGCCCAGCAACAAATGATGTAATTGGCAACATAGACTTTTTGAGTGAAGATGCAGGGGACAATGCAACAACATATGGACGCATACAATCTACCATCGTAGATGTTACGGCTGGTGGTGAACAAGGCGGCATAGATTTTTTTGTTGCAGAGAATGACGGCACTCTTACTAAAGGTCTTTCAATATTAGGTGCAAGTAGTGACTCTGACATTACAGTAGATATTAGTACACATGATGGTGCAGCAGGTGGTCTTAAACTAGGTGGCACTCTTGTTACGGCTACTGCTACAGAGCTTAACTTGTTAGATGGTTTAAGCTCACTTAACAACGTTTCTCTTACTGGAAGCACGAATAATACAATAGCTACAGTTACTGGTGCTAACGCTCTTGCAGGTGAAGATCACCTTACCTTTGATGGTTCTGATCTCAAACTTCTAGAAGATGTAAACGATGGTAGTCCATCTATATCTATAGGTGGTGCAGACGCTGAGAAAGGAATGATACAAGCTGTATTTGATTCCAGCGCACAGACACTTAACTATCTAGAGATATCTACAGCAACCGCTGATACTGGTGGAGATGCTGGTAAGATACTTTTTGATGTAGACGGTACAGATATTGTACAGATAGATGATGGTGGTGTAACGTTTACCAATGAAGCTAATTGGGAGATTGGTGTATCTTCTACTACTAGTACAACAGCAGGTAAAAATCTAACGGTTGCTGCTGGTTCTAGTGCTACAGGTTCTAATAACGTAAACGGCGGTAATCTCACACTGTCTTCAGGTGGTGGTGACGGAACTGGTACATCTTCTATTGATTTTAAAACAAAAGCTGCCAATACCGATACTCCTGCTTCTAAGATGCAATTGTCTGGTGCGGGTGTTCTTACACTAAGCGCAGGTGGTCTTGTTATACCCGATGGTGGTAATATTGGTTCTGCTAGTGATACAGATTCTATGGCCATTGATTCTAGCGGCAATGTATCTATGTCACAGAATCTTACAGTAACGGGTAATTTTACTGTTAACGGCACAACTACAACACTTGACACAACGACACTGGCCGTTGTTGATCCTATTATTACTTTACAAACAGCATCTGATGGTGGTGTGCTAGGATCAGATACCAACAAAGACGTAGGTATTGCAATGCAATATCATACAGGTAGTGCAGCAAAAACTGCATTTCTTGGTATTGATGATAACGACTCCTATAAACTTAAATTTATACCTGATGCAAGTATCTCTAGTGAAGTCGTTAGTGGTTCTGTAGGAACAATTAATGCAGTATTTGAAGGAGACTTAACTGGTAACGTAACTGGTAACGTTAGTGGCACAGCAGCTACTGTTACAGGTTCTGCTCAAAGTAACATCACTTCGGTAGGTACTCTCACTACTCTTACAGTAGATGATATTATTATTAACGGAACAAATATTGGGCATACAAGTGACACAGATGCAATTGCTATCGCATCTAACGGTGTAGTTACATTTAGTCAAGTTCCTGTTCTTCCTGCTGATACAATTGAAACAGCGGATATTCAAGATAACGCTGTAACTCCTGCTAAGATAGCTGGTGCTGTTAACGCTCAAACAGGAACATCGTATACGTTAGTTATTGGTGATGCGTTTAAAACAGTAACAATGAGTAACGCTAGTGCTAACACGCTTACCATACCACCTAACTCCAGTGTAGCTTTTGCAGTAGGTGATCGTATTGATGTGGTCATGTTGGGTGCTGGAACAACTACTGTTACGGGCGGTAGCGGTGTGACTGTAAACGGTGTAAGCACAGGATCAGGCGCAATAGCTGCACAGTATGCTTCAGCATCTTGTTTAAAAATAGCTACTGATACGTGGCTTCTTATAGGTAATCATGGTGGCGTAAGTTAAATGCTTCACTCTATTCCTCTTGGTATTTTATCTTTTTCTTCTGGCGGTTATCAAGTTAATAATAGCGCACAGTTTAACGACGACGATTCAGAGTATTTAACTCGTACTCCTGTTTCTGCTGGAAATCAACGCACATGGACACTTTCGTTTTGGTTTAAGTTTGGCAGCGTTACTGGCCGACAAATGTTTTATGCTCAAGATGAAGCATATATTTCTATTAACGAAAACTCATCAACAAGTGCTTTAATTAATATTTATCTTACTGGTATTAGTCCTATTTGGTACTGGGAAACAGAAGCACAGTTCCGTGATCCACACGCTTGGTATCATGTTGTTGTAGCTTTTGATTCTAATAATGGAATAGTAAATAGTCGTTTACGTTTGTATATAAATGGAGATGAGATAACTGATTTTACAAAAAATCAAACTGGTAGTCAAAATGCTGCTCCAGATATTGGCGGCACCAGTGCTATGGTTATTGGTAAACATCCAACAAACTCTGCTCAATACTATGACGGATATTTTGCTGAATATATTTATATTAATGGACAACAACTAGCACCTACAAGTTTTGGTGAAACAGATGACAACGGTGTTTGGCGTCCTATAGATGTTAGTTCTAGCGATCTTTTTACCGTAAGCTCAACAGCCGAAGCGATAGCTAATTCTGCAAGTGCTACAAACTCAAGCGGGTTGACAACTTACACCTACAGTGGCGTAGCATTAGGAACAGCATCCTCTACTCGTGCTGTTTATGTTTTTGCAACAGGGCAAGGACCAGCCTCTTCTAACTTTGATGTAAGTTCTATGACGGTTGGTGGTGTGTCTGCTACTAGAGTAGCGGATGTGACTAACTCTGCCGAAGCACAATATGTGTCTGAACTTTGGAGGGCTGATGTTCCATCAGGTACAACTGGAGATATTGTTGTTACATGGAACACACCACAGTCTCGATGCGGAGTTATTGCTTGGGCTGTCACGGGCGATCACAATTTGTATGACATCAAAACAGAGTTAGCAAATACATCAGCTTCTTTAGCTTTTACAGGTGTGCCAGATGGTAGCGTTATACTCGCTGGTCGTGGTGGCACTGGCGGGAAGAGAATCACTTGGGGTAGTGATGTAACAGAGAATATTGATGAAGACATTGAGCCAGGTGGAGTGTGTCAGTCTGGTGCATCTTCAACAAAATCAACTGGTGGTAATTTTACCGTAACTTGTGCGAGGACAGATGGCACTACAGATAGTAGGTCTAGAACCGTTGCTATTGTTTTAAGTCCTACTCAAGGTGCAGGTACAAATGGTTTCTACCTACCTTTCACCGACAGCAATTACCTTGGAGCAGACTACCAGTCAGGAAGTGGCGTTGGCACGGCAATTACAGCGTCATCCGAATGGAACGGAGACACGGGAGACTTTAGCACTCTTAACACTGACATAGTTGCCACAGGCGGCAACCAAGGAGCAATCAGAACCAACAAGACTTTTACTGGTGATTTTGCTTTTGATTTTACATGGAAGGGTGGATCAAATCCAGCTTATGTTGGTGTTTATGAAATTGACGAAGACGGTACTTTTTCTAGTAGCTCGTCAGATGGTGGCATGG